GATTGAATATCAAACCATTTGGCTTCAAACGCAATGTTGTGACAGACAATTTGTCCATCAAAATTATTCATGCCTTGATAGAAAACTCCAGCCCAATCTTCCCAAGGAATAGACCAACCTTGTTCGCCATCGCCAACTTGAACAAGTCTTAGTTGACCATGCCAAGGAGACAAAGCATCTTCACGCTTTCCACCTAGTCGTTCACCAGTTTCAGTGTCAATAGCAATAGCATCATAAGGTCTACGCTGACCAAGCCATGTTAAAAATTCTTGTGCTTTTTCTACGGAGTCAACTAAATGTAGTTTGACATTCCCTAGTCCTGCGTCATTTTGTGTCATTCTTTTCCTTAAAGAATAGTTTCTATCCTATACACCACATCAATTTTTTCGTCATGCTTAGATGCAGCCTCTAGTAGCCTTTGAGCCACATGAGTTAAGTATCTAGCACCACCTTGGTCGTATTTATAAAGAGCATCTAACACAGCCTCGGCGTCTTCGCTGACCTGCGCCCAAGTACGGTTCTTTTCAGGAAACACTAGGGGCAAGTTCTTTGAAGGATTGCACTCTTCACATGGTATAGCATCTTCAACTAAATTGCCAACCGAGGACTCTGTAAGCCCATATCGTTTAACAAGGGTGCAAGCCGCACCATGATAGACAAGGGAAACACCCACACGGGAGAGTACATACGAGCCATTTTCAGTTCTGTATAGCGTAAACTCAATCCATCTAGTAGAACCTTTTCTCCATGAAGAAGATTCGCCTAATAGTTTTCCATTGAATTGTAGGGTTCTAGACCCATCCTTCACTTGAAACTGAAACATTTTTGTCCTTGCTCGTATAAGTCCTGCGTGTTGTCTAATTTTACTACAAGTATCATTTGGCTATCTCACCCAAATCATTCCAACATCGGCAGTCTGACGAAGGGCGCCTTGCTCAACCCAGCCTTTAGACATCCACCAATCCCGTGTGTCCAATATCCACTGACGAAGTTCAGTAGGGTCATCTAAAGGTCTGTACTCGTCTGGCTTAGCCAAATGATGTGTTATGTATTGCAAAGCATATTCTGTATATCCATTGACTTCTTTTAGTCTACGAAGTTGCTCAATATGCTCATCTAAAGTATTGATAGTCCACTCAAAAGAAAGATTTTTAGGCTTCTTAGTTAAACCCGCAAGAACTTGGGACTCAGCACCTTCAACATCAATTTTAACCAAATCAGGATTTCCATACTGTTCAATAAGAAAATCTAAAGTGCAAGTAGTTACTTCTATAGTAGTAAATTTTTTTCCATGATACGGCATATTAGGGTCAGTTAGCCAACCTTTTTCAAGACTAGACAACCCATCTTCCACACATTCATAAAACTCTACTCGTTCATCATTTGTTTCTGCTATAGCAAATCTAAGAGGAATAACTTTAGGTTCATAAATAAAATTTCTTACCAATAAAGAATACATTCTAGGAGCGGCTTCCACCGCTACAATTTTTCCAAAACCAAAATTTAATCCCGCTACAACAGCGTCACCCCGATTAGCACCAATATCAAATAAAAGTCCAGACATTAGATATTCGCCAAATTTCTCATAATAGCAACTTTATAAGTCATAGAAATATCTTCTCTATCTTTAAGTTCATTTAGGATTTTAAGACTTTCATCTTTTCTACCAATCCACCAAGCACTAACAGCCTTCTCAAAAAGCAGACAGTATTCTCCTTCATAATCTACAAAAGTAGGTAAAGGCAAAAATTCTTGGTTAGAAAACATAAGCCCCATGCACGCAAACGCGTAGCACTCTTGCCACTGAGTAGACCTCTCATAAAAACGAGACATAAGAAAATATGCCTCTGGGCGAGCAGGCAAGTATGCAATAGCCTGAAGAATTACATTACTTACAGACCAATTACGGTCTTTCTGCCCTTCAATGCAAATAGAAATGCGGAGCAAAGATGCATAAGCAATTGAAGGATGAGACTCGTAGCCATACTCAGCAGCCCGTAAATAGAACCCTACAGCAGAAGCAGTCTGATTTAATTTTTCATATTCAACTGCAACAGCAAAATTCTTTTCAGGATTAAGCGGGTCAGTAGATGCATCAACGACAAGACGCTCAATAATTTCATTTGAACTCATAAGACAACGCCTCTCCAATCATTTGTTCAACTAAAACTTTAGGTGTTCTTAGCACAAAAGCAGCATTGTCTTGGAAACCAAAACTAATCAACAAATCGCCCTTATATTCCGCTGCGCCAGCACAAAACTCAACGCGAGCATCAAGAAAAGAAAAAGCAGTAGGAGACATACCCACAAGATTTATTTGGTCATCCCAAACAAGCAGACGATGACGATAAATACCGTCTTTCTGTCCTAAATAATTCTTAAAAAGATTTACCTCGTGAGTAATTGAAATATACATATTGCCCCAGCGAACCAACTGAGAACTACCTCTTTGGTCTGCTGGAGGTTGAAAAGTAGGTCTAACAAATACTTGGTCACATCGGGCTGGCTCATCAGGGTAAGTTCGAACCAACTCAGTGGGGCAAGCCCACTTAATAAAATGAAAAGGCTTATCTAAAACTGGAACCCAATTCTTTTCACAGTAAGAATCATTGTTACCCGGCGCTGGAATACGCATACGAGAAACTTCAGTTACAGTCCAATTTTCTTTATCAATCTCTACGCGACTCAACTCCATACGACCCTCACCGTGTGGAGTGGTGTCTCGTCTTACACCAATTAAATAGTATTCACCTTCCCACTTCACAAGGCGACAATCTTCCTCACCAGTAAATTCCCAAAGCGGAGGCACATCAAACTGAGAAGTATCGACTCTAGCATAATTAGTCATAGAAAGATTTTCATCAAGACGGCACACATAATTTACTGTGCGCAACGCTTGGTCACCTTCTGGATGCAGGTAAGAAAGAGGACCCCACCTGCTGTTAAAACGCTGAGTATTCTCTGAATGATAAAGCGTGTAGTTAACATGACGAAGGTTCAACAAAATGTCACCATCATCATCAACAAATACAGAAGGATTCATCAAACCTGTGCCTGTAGTAAGTCCTTCAGAAATTACAAGAGGCGCAAGTTTTCCCCCAGCAGATACTGCTTTTTGCACTAAGTTCGTCATTACACTCCGTCTATTGTGGATTGTTTGCTAACCAATCCAGATACTCTTGAGAAGGTGGTTGGTACGGTTCAATAAAAGTTGTTCCGTCCCAATCCCAGTCTACTGCAGGAAAAAATCCTACATTACAACAGCAAACTACTTGGTCAGCACCTAATTGTACTCTAATTTCTTCTAAAAATGGTTCATCATGCTCTGAAAAAATTCCAACCCAAATAACTTTATTATTTAAGATAAAAGCATGTTGATGTTCTGGTAAATGTTCCATTATATTAAATACCTCACAATAACTAAGCCACTACCACCAGTGTTCGTATTTGCGCTAGAACTACCGCTACTTCCGTTTCCAGTATTTGCTGTTGCAGCAGTACCAGCAGAACTTCCACTGCCGCCAACACACACTGTACCTACAACAGTCCCAGACGCCCTATACCAATCTGAAAATGTATTACCAGCACCTCCAGTAGATGTCGTAGCAGAAGCACTAGAGCCACCACCACCACCGCCACCGCCAGAGCCACCAGCGGCACCGTTAGTTGCACCAGTACCTGCTGTAGTTGGGAACGGGGCACCACCACCGCCACCGCCAGAGCCTCTAATTCCAGAGCCAACTTGTAGAGCAGGAGCGTTTATGCCGTTACTTGCGTAGTCTCCACCGCCACCGCCACCACCAGCCTCAAGAGTCCCAAACGCGGTAGTCACAAAAGAAGAATATGTACCACTACTACCACCAGCAACACCGCCAGAGCCAACATTTACAGTGTAGTTACCAACACCTAGATTTAAAGTTACTTGATATAAACCGCCTGCACCGCCACCACCAGCAGACCCAGATGTACTAAATGCACCACCAGAACCACCGCCACCGACAAGAAGAATTTCACAATCGTTACTTCCAGAAGTTATAGAAAAAGTTCCACCACTAGTAAAAATATGATACTTATAAGAACCCTGTGTGAAAGGAGTTACTGCACCAGCAGAGCCAGTAGCAACAAACCCAGCAAAAACATAAGGATTAATAATAAAACTCATGGCTTAACTATTTTCTATAAAATAATACAAAGTAACTTTCAGTCCAGCACCAGCCACGGTACTACCAATTTGAGTTATATCAACCCTAATTTGAGCATCATCAGGTATAAAAGTAGTACTTAAAACACAGGGGGTAGCGGCTGTAGTAGATGTAAATTCACTAATATCAATACTTATAGTAGTACTAAAAATAGTAGAAACAGTGTTAGGAGTGCTAAAACTGCCAGCATCAATATCCACAACTAGAGTTGCACCAGTAGGAGCAGTAGTAACAGATGTTCTAGGAAGATGACTAGAACTTAAAAACATATTTTCTGGGGCACGAAAAGTAACTTTACCAGTACCAGTTGTCAAAGCCGTAGTTTCGTCAGACGCGGCAACTATAATCTCTTTACGACTAGTATTTAAACCATTCTCACGCCAAAAAGTCATAGTGTATGCAACCCACTCTTCTGACGGAGTAGCGCCAGAAACAGTAAAAGCAGCGGGGTCTAAAGTGCCAGTAGTAGTAGTGCTATCGACAGCACCCATAACCATAATATTGTTACCAGCAGTAGCGTTACCACCACTTACCGCCAAAGCGTTACTAAACCCAGTCGGAGCAAGAATATTTGCAGCAGTAAAAATAGTATCATCCAAAGCACCAAAAACAAACACAAATTCGTCCGTGTAAGTAGTAGTTATGCTAGGAGGATTAGGCATACCAG